GAGGGAGATTTGACATGAGACACTTATCCAGAAAGGAACGTGGTCTAGGTAAGCACGATGCACCACTGAAGATACAGTGGATGAAAGGCTACGATGCATTTATATATGGAAAGATTCGCAACCCCTATAGTTCCGACACTATGTTATATAGAGAGTGGGAACGTGGCTTTAACACAGCCTATTATGATAACATACATAGAGGACGAGATGGACTTAGAAAAAGAAGCAAAGGATTTCATGGACAAAAGAAGCAGAGAACCCAAGACAATGCTAGAAGTTCTCGCAGAGATGAACTACAGGCTAAGAGAATGTGAGAAAAGTTTGAAAGAGATACGAGAGATAATAAAGAAAGTTAGTTCCTAATACTTCTTCTAGTTTCTCCTTGTATCTTTTTCAATTCTTCCCCTATGACACCTAAGTTTTGTAGATCTCTTAGTTTCATATTGTATTCGGCTATAGCTTTCTCTTCATCTGAAAAGGTATCATAGTCTCTGAACTGGCTTCTCATTAATTCTTCAGAGTATTTAAAAGCTCTTCTGTTATATTCTCGTGTAAAAGCATTGTTAGCTCTATCTCGTATATTCATAGGAAGTTTTCTATACTTTGTCATAGCCATCAGTTCTATGACTTTATCCTTGTCATCTAATATACCTATTGTTTCCTCATTACCTCTGACAGAATTTACCAAATCCTCTACAAAAGATCTAACCTCTGTCTTAACGTAAGATTCTTTAGACTGTGGACTAAAATCTGTAAATATATTTTCTGTTTGAGATAGTGCTTCTCTATTATTTTCATACTCTGTTTCTTTTTCATCTACTAAATCAAAAGCTTCTTGCACTACGAATGGTAAAACTCTTCTTATAATTTCATTCTCAAAGTTTTTTACCTCTGGAATACGAGATCTACTACTTAGATCAAATTTAGTGAATCCTAGAGCATTCATAAACCTACCCTCTTCACTATCTTGTGAAAACAGATTTAAACCTAGAGCTACCTTAAATCCCGGACCTATTCTTTCTCTTTTTTCTTGAAATATATCTTGCTTGACAGGAAGTGAGTCCTCTACGTGAGGTCTTAGATCATATCTCTTGAATGGTTTAGCAAATCCCCTAGAAGCTGACTCCCAAAAACTAGGCACTAGCTCTGGATTTACAGCAGACTCTTTATACACAGTACCTCTAGATCCCAATGCTCTTTGTCCATCTAATATTTGATTGAGTGGCACAAAGAAAGAAGAGAAGTAATTACCTGCAGCCCCACCAAGTTGTCTTCCTAGATTTTCTTTTGTGGATAAATCTTCTGAAGAGAACAATCTTGCAAACTCATCAAGTATTTCTCCTCCTACACCAACTCTGAAGCCTGATCCTAAGAATGTTTCTGCCCATTCTCTTCTAGGAAATGTTTCTACAAATGCTTCTATAGTAGCATCAATTGAGTTAGTGTCCTGTCTTGCTTTATTCCACTGCTTTCCTAAATATCCTAGCATAAAGAACTGCCTGAGAGGAAACAGAGGAGTTACATCTAGCACCTTGCCATCTCCCAATGGAACAAGTTTATAGTTCTCTCCAAACATACCTGTCTCGTCTAACATTTGTGACGCTGCATATATACCTGCCACACCTGTTATGTTTCTGGAGATCATACGACTCTCTCTTTCAGTAAGAGCTTTTAGTTTTCCCCCTTTGCCTACTCCAACTTTTCCAAGACCCATCTTGCCCACTTCTGTCATTCTTCTTACAAGAGGGACGGCTGCCCCTGCTGAGTTTTCAGCCATAAGTTCTATACTTTTTGCCATAAATCGTGGGAAAGGGGCTATGACAGTTAAGCCATATTTTGTCACAAAGTTTGCAAAAAGTTGACCTAACTTTGTCTCAGGCGATCCTGCATAGGTTACATCTAATGCTCTCTCTGTAGCATCGGCAAAGATTTCCATAGCAGTAGACTCAGGAACGAGTTGTTCTACCTCATAAGTATCTCCTGCTTTTTTGCCTACAGGAATCTTCATACCTTTTTTGTATTTACGAACAAACTTTTTCTTAACCATGTTCTTATTTAGATCTGATGAATCTCGTAATATATCTTTGAGTCTGCCATTGTCTAGAGCTTCCATCAAATCCATATCCCATCTCTGTCTAAATAGTCTCTGTGCTTCTGACAAAAATGTTGCACGTCTTAGCATGAAGTCTTGCATTCTGTTTGGAGTATTGAGTAGTTGTGTGAAGTCTTCTATCTTAGTAAGAGCTTTGTCCATACCTGTGCCAGTACCCTTGCCCTGATTCAATTGTATTTCGTTGATGGTGTTGTACATCTGATCATAAAACTTTTTTAAATCTTTATTCTCTAAGACATAGTCTGTATATTCCTGTGCTGTTTTTCTATCAGAGTATATGTATCGTAGCCCTCTCAGACTATCTTGCCAAGTTGCACGT